TAATCTGGCCAAAAACGGGAGCCAACCGTGCCACCAGCCCAGCAACCAAACCCAACAGCGGCTGCACAGCGGCCATAATCTGGCCCAACGCCTGGCCAACCACAGCCACAAGCTGCATAACAGCGGTACGGAACTGGGCGTTCGTAGCAAACATGGCAGCAAACAAGCCGATCACAATCCCGACAGGGCCACCCAGGGCGCGAAACACGCCGCCAAGCCCGCCGGCGACACCCTTCAAAGCACCAAACGACGGCAACAGATTCTTCAACGACACCGCCAGCGGGGCAAACCCTGCAACAAGCTTCCCCACACCGGCAGCCACAACACCAAACACCGCTGTGCCACCCGCAAACATGGCACCCAAATTCACTTTAGGGACCGGCAAATGCATTCTCGCAAAAATGCCCTTCAACTGCTCCACCTTGGCGCGCATCTGTGCATTCATTCTCGTAATCATGCCCGGCATACGGTTAATCCACGCCAAAATAGACGGCATCATACGCTGAATACCAGCATCGACGGCAGCAAACATCGGCTTCACAGAATCCGTAACCGACTTGATAACCGGATTCAACGCAACAAAAATCTGCCGCAGGCCGTTAAGAAACGGCGCCATAGCCGTAGCACCCAGATAGCCCAGGGCACCCTTAACATTCTTCATAGCGCCCTCAAACGTCTTACCAGACGCCTGCGCAGCACCACCCATGCCAAGCTTCATCGCAGCCGCAAACGTGGCAAAATCAATCTGCCCCTTCGACACCATCTGCGACACCTCAGCCGAGGTTTTACCCGTCTGCCTGGCAAGCAAAGACAGCACAGGAACACCAGCCATCGTAAGCTGCAACATATCATCGCCCTGCAACTTACCGCGAGCCATCACGGACGTAAAAATAGCGCCCGTATCCTGAAACGACTTACCCGAAATATAAGACACATCGGCGACAGTCTTCAACACATCCGTCATCTGCCCGCCAGACTTCACACCCGAAGCAGACAACGCCGCCGCAGTAGAAGCCGCATCACCCAACGCATACGACGTACCAGTCACAGCCTCAATAGCCGAATTCATAATCGAAGACGTGTCAGAAGACGTGTGACCCAAACCAGTCAACTTAGCCTGAGCCTCATCGATAGCCATCGCGCGAGCAATACCGCCACCAATAGTCACATCATAAATCGACTTAAGACCCTTCTTAGCAACATTGATGGCACCCACCATTGCGGCGCCACCCAAAGCCAGCTTCATGCCCTTAGCAAAAAGGCTACCTGAACGCTGACCCTCGGCAGGCATAACCCCAGAAAGCTGTTTACCCACATCAGCTTTCAAACCAGGCATCTTCGTATACAACGACACATATGCGGAAGCAATCTCACCAGACATACACTATTCACCCCATAATATTAATCTCGCGAGACACCCCGCCACCGGCACGAACACGCGCCAAAATATCGTCCACCTGCCCAGACGTAAACCGGGCCCTACGCTCATCCGTCGGCCTCGCCACAGGCTCCGGCTGCCCCTCACTATTAGCAGACCTGTAATGATCCAACATGTCCAGCACAGCCCACTCAGACCACTCAAACGGGCGCTGCCAACCATTCAGGTGGGCCGCCAACTGGCTAGACGTATCGGTACACAACACGCCAGCCAGCCGGACAGCCTCACCCCAACACATTATCGGGCCACCAACATCATAAACCGAGCAACCGAACCGGGTCCTCCAATCATATTCGATGGCCCCACGATAATCATCAATCAGGCCGTGGAGCCAAACTATTCCCCCAAAGAGGCACCCTTACCTTCAGGCTTGTATTCCATCCACTGGCGGAAAATCTCGGCCACACGAACCATAGGAAGCCCCTCAAGGGCCTCCACAGCGTCAGCCGGGGCGGCAGCCTCTAACATAGAAAACATCACCTCAACCTGGGCGAAATCCGCAGACTCCCCCGACTGGGCAATCTTAGCGGCACGACGGAAAACGCAGGCCGGAACAGCCTGAGCCGTCTCCTCCGCATCCGCCAACACCCAGCTACGGTCACCAATCTTCAACGTGTAACCCGTGTCACTCATCTATCAACAATCCCTAAAATCGTGTATCAGTTCTCAGACGGCGGATTCGGATCCGGCTTCGGCGAAGGAGGAGGCGTCGGAGGAGTATCAGCTTTTAAAGCCGTCATCCACCCCCGACCCGACACCGCATTACCAGTCTTATTAATCTGGGCAGGGTAAGCCTTCAACGTCACACCATACCCGTACACTTCGCCATTCTTACCCTTAATCTCGTCACGATCGATAAGCTCAACCTCAGGGAAATAGTAGCGAATAACCTGATCACCATCAACAATATCCATCAGTAAAGCGTGCACGCCAGTGGTGGCGCCTGGTGAAATATCGAACGAACCCGAATCGGCTCCGGCAGTAACCTTCGACTGCCAAAACAGCTCGATAACCTCTTTCTTGGATTCGATCAGCTGGAAAGAAATCTCGATAGACGACTCGGTGGCAACAGTGCGAACAACATCCGCATTCTGCCAAGCCTTCAAATCATCCGTTTTACGCTCAGGCTTAATCTTAAACCCGTCATCCGACAGATACCCTAAAGCTGTAAGCCCGGAAGGAACCGCCTCCACACCCTTAATAGTATCACCCGCGTGCGCGTCACCAATATAAACGTCGCCAGTAACAGCAGAGCGAACATTAGACGCTTTACGTGTTGCAGCCATCACAACCCCCAAAAATAATCAAACAAAAACAAAATATAGAAAACAAATACGTTTACTCAGATTCGACAGGCCTACATATCAGCTCGAACAGCGAATACACATCAAAACGTGCACCATCAACCAGCAAATCAGGACCAGTAGACCGTTTACAGTACACCACAGGGTCACCGTCCACCCCGTCAGCCAGCACAGCCTCAACACGACGCGCCAAAGACATAGCCCGATCAGGCGTATCAGAAAACACGTTCACCCGCAAAAAAACTTGCTCGCGAACATGCAACTGCGGGCCACCATCCAACGCCAACCAAATCAGGTCATCCTCAAAACTATCCGGCACTGTCCCGGTGCATGGTATCCCAGACAGCCAACCATCATCTTTGAGCACGCGTTTAGCCCAGACTCTTGGGTCACCGTACACGATCACGACGCAGCCCCAATCGACCTAGCCAGCGTGCCATGCTTCGCCTCAATACGCTTCCCACCCTTATAGGTGGTGCCGATACGGGCGACAGCCTCAACACGGTGAACCTGCACCTCCGACGACAACCCTGCACGATACTGGGCCTTATCGAAAGCATTACCGCCCACATTCGCCGAGGCCGCACGCCTAACCCGCTCACCACGCTCAGCCAACATAGCCTGCACCCCAGAAGACTTCAACACCTCACGAATACCCGGCAAGTTCAGCTTCACATTCACATCCTGAGCCACAATCTATCAGCCCTTCTTACGCTTCACATTAACCTGCGTACCAGCATCCCAGCCAGACATCGGATGATGCCACACGATAGGAGACCCGTCAGCCTCCCACACAACACCCCGGATACGCCACCTGCAACGATAATCAGCACCCACAACAGACTGCTTGAAAAGCATCGACCAATGCTCATAATCCGAGTCACGCCCCGCGGCCTCATCCTCCTGCGACAACGAAGCATAGATGGCCACGTTATGGAACACAGTCTCGAAAGGCTTAGACCAGTCTTCCACCTTGTCACCAAGATCATCGACACGAACAGTCGGCTGAAGCATCACAACCGTTTCACCGTAAGGAAAACTGGTCATATCATATCTCCCACAAAGGGCCAGCGTAGCCGTTAATATTCGACCCGCACGAGCAACCCTCACCCCACACCGTGGAACACACCTCAGAATGTGCATATCGACCATTAATAGTGGGAGTGATAGTGAACGCTTTACCAGCCCCACCATCACCCTCACACAGCTTCTTCAACGCGGCAATCTCAGAAGGCCACAACAAATTCGTGGGAGTACTAGACCGTGTAGTCTGAGCGAAAGGACCCGCAGACTCATACTGCACCTGACCCGACACGCCAGTATCATTCCAGCGCAACAAAGCCCTGCGCAGGATCGCCTTAGCGGCATCCTTGTATTTGAAATCCGGTTTAGCGATACAGGGGGCGACACTGACAGCCACAGCCTCCACATCGGCAATCATCGCCTCAAGCTTCTCTCTAGGAATATCGGCGAAAGGCTCAATATCCTCAGGCTTCAAAATGATACCCATCAACACCACCCCCTGCACATAGTACACATTCGCTTATCTTATATCAGTTACCAGCCGGCGGATTAGGCTTCGGGGCAGCCTTCTCCTTCACAACAGCAAACGAATCAAGCGACTCGATAGCCACATACAGGACAGCCTCGGCACGAACCATAACCTCGTTATGTCCCTTAAGGTCACGGCCAGTCTGATCCGGGTCGCCATACTCGATCAGTTCGATCGGGAAGTTACGCTGGAAACCCCAATGAACACGCGAGAAATCGCCAACAATAGCCTTAACACCAGAGGCAGGCGACATCTCCGGGGCGCCAGAAACAGGCGAAGAAGCACCAACAACCAGGACGCGCCAACTA